GAGGTTGCCTCCATCCTTAGCGTAATCAGCGTATCTTGATTCTGGTTCTGGTATCATTCTACGATTTCGGCTTCTACCGCTTGAGCTTTGACTTTATTGGCAATCCTAGACTTGGCTTCTGCGATCATCTTAGCGGCATCGTCAATAGACGGCCCCTTGCGATGCTCAACAATAGTACTCGCCATACCCGAGAGCTGTCCAGCCTTATCGGTCATAATTCCAATAGTCAACGCTAATCGGTCTGGAGAGATTGCCTTGAGCTGGTCTGGATCACGGCTCAACTGCTCTGCCTTCTCGAACAAAAGGTCTGTGTACTCAGCCGCAGCAATGGCGTAGCGTTTAGAGAACTCCTTACGCTTTGACTCCAGCGTGTCGTTATGCCTCCACTCCAGCGCACGAACAGTCTCATGCGTCACCCTGCATTTCTTGGCAATAGCATTGATACGCCCACCCTGCGCCAGCATCCAGAGAATCTGTGCCGCCACATTCGGGTTGTAGTTCTCGATAGTGTTCCGAGGGAATTGCTTAGCCCTTTCCTTGACCTCAAGGAAGAACTCTTTCATCGCCTCTTTACTATCAATCGCTGATAGGTCTTCGTCGCTCATTTGTTTTGGTCGCGTTCTTGCGACTGCCCACTTATAGCAAGAGAAATGCTTCTGGCAAGAGCTGGATTGCGATATTCTTTTCCAGTCCTGCGATAAGACTCGGAAATACTCGGTGTTGCCAGCCTGCGACTTGGCTCTCCAATGCTTGACGCTCTGCGTTTCGCTCCAGCAGCCCTAGCCTCGGCCTCCATTTGGGACATCAAATCGGCTTGGCTTGTGCCTGATACTGCTGTCGTTGCTTCTTGGCCAGTAGACGGACGAGAAATGCGTTGCTGCTTGAGAACATCAATGGCTTCTGCGAGCTTTTCGATGTTTCTGATGTCTCCTTCGAGCTTGTCGATAATGGCTTTGATGTCTTCATTATTTATGTTTTTGGATTGTTTTGCGCGGCTTAAGGCCTTTTCTGTTCTGTCCCATGCTTGAAGAATTTGTTGATCGGTTACGCCACGAACATACTGTTGAAATTCTGGAGTCTCACGAACAATTTCCGACTTGCGGTTTTTAGATCTCTTGACGGAATTTCCAAGTTCTGCGAGATCAACGATTTTTTCGGTCATATCGTCAATATAACCGAAAATGTCACGAAGTTCTTGCCTTGAGGTTTCTTCAAACTCTTTGATTAAGTTGTTCTTGTCAACAACTCGTTTGCCGGTAGGTCTTACTCCAAGTTGCCTTGAACTCTGATCGGTGAAGTAGCCAAATGGAAGCTCATAAACAGCACCATCTGTATCTTGGAGGACTGGTCTTCCACCATCATCCACAATAGTGCCAACGCGACCTTGAAACTCAATCTCGCTTCCAACTAGATCTGAGATTGTTGGATCAACCGCCATAGGTGGTTCCTTTTGAAACGCCAATGGCTTAAACTTGCCTTCCTGCTCGTTAATGTAAGCCCTGATGTCATTTGGCGTAATTGCCCCACCCGCGCCAGAACCTTGTACTTTTGACAATGGAACTTTTGACCTTTTAGCTAATTCAGAAGCAAGCCTTGTCGCCTTTGGCTTACCTTTTGGCATGTATTTTATGCTAATGTTTTTGGGGTCTTTTACCAAATAGGTTGAGGAACCAGTTTCTTTTTGAGCAAGGGTATCATACCCAAGATTGAACAATTCATTTACAAGCTCCTTGTTATTTGCAAAATTAGATTTCGATGGGTCAAATTCTTTAGAAAAAGATGAAGCTAGATCATAGCCATCTTCGCTCCAAGGTGAATAATTTTTTCCATAATCCCTTCTGTTTTTTAACGTTTGTTTTTTAAAGTTATCCCAAGTTCTGTTTTCTTCAATCCATGATTGAAAATCCACATCAGAGGTTTTTGAAAATAATTTAGAAGGAGGGTTTCCAAAACGCTCGTTTGGTTGAGATGAAACAATTAGTTCTTTAAGTTTAGTGTTATTTGGGGCAAGTCTCTCAACCAAATCAACCCAATCTTTAAATTGCCACAACTTGAGCGATTTGCCTTGAGCCGCACTAACTTGGTACACTCTACCTCCTTGTCCGGCGTACTGTCTTGCTAACGGAATGGAACCAGATAGCCAAGTTGGCCCTCTAAAACTTGTTATTTCTTTTTCTTTTGACCCATGAAATGCTTTTAATTTTTGCTCTGGGACAAGTTCACCATTTCGATTAAACCTTGGCGACTGAGGCATCAAGTTGTCACGAAGGCTGTAATAGGATGTAGGGCCAAATGGGATAACAACATCTCCAGTTGTTTTAATTGCGCTCTGGAGTCGGTCAAACGCGAATGTGCGATAGATGCCAGTCACAAGATCTGGCGACACATCCTTCATCATCGGGTTAATTCCAAGCTGTCGGGTTGTTTGCTGGCCAAGAACAGAGTTGATGAAGTTCTTCCGTCTCTGCCAATTTTTAGGATCTACGCTCTCGTAATAAGCGTCAGTCGATTGACCTTTGTTTTGGATTTCAACTGACTTTTCAATATCCTCGTAGATCTTCTTGCGGGTAAGATTTAGTTCCTTTGCAATCTTGTTCTTGACCGCCCTATCGACATTCTTATCAAGCTGGCGCAAGTCCATTGCCTCAAGATACAAGCGACCTTTCTTGAGTATCCACTTTGTGGGGACGACATAGTTCTCAGTAAGTCCGCCAAATTGTTCTGAACGCCCTTGTTCAATTGGTTTATTAACAAGAAGAGTGCCATGTTTTGTCGGGACTTCAATTTCAGATTGAAGGAGCAAAGCCTTACCAAATTCACCATTATCAATAACACCGGCTTCCTCTAGTGCCTTTAAGTGGTCATCAGTAAGGATTCCTTCTCCGTTGCCGTTCTTGTCTGGAATAAGGACACCGCTTGGCAGCTTCTCGCCACGCTCTACAATTTGCTTATTAACTTGATCTAAAACGCTTGTCGCTTGATAGTGCTTAGGGTTATCGGATTTAACATCGACAACCTTCTGGACTCTCGCTGCTTTTGGCTTGCCAGCTGTTTCTCGGTACATTTGGCGCACCATCGCCTTTACTTCTGGCAGCTCCCTAAACCCGTCAGCAAGCAGCCCTGTACCCATCACCATGCGACCACCAGCATCAGTCGCTCCACCCATCTTAAAATGCAGGTTTTTGACAATAGGCGTAGCATTAAACAATGTTCTAAAGCTGCCTTCAACAGCACGACGAAGTGGGGTTTTGCGAGACTCTTTGTAAAGGTTTCCTTTAAGAGTGTCTTCCAGTAGCGTCTGTACACCTTGATCGGTATAATACTCAACAGCAATCTCATCCAAAGCGGTTGGAGTCATATCATTCTGCTCACGAAGGTTGTTGTATTCGTCCGCCCACGCCTTGAACTCTGGATCTAACGTTCCGTCTGGATTGCGGACAAGCCCTGGCTGTGTGTCATCTCCCAACATCCGAGCTACGATTGCGCTATCCTTTTGCCACACATGCTGAATCATGTGTCCAGCTTCGTGCATGACCACTTCCTTTAAGAAGCCAACCTTGTCGTTAATGTTTACAACGGCTTTGTTGCCAACTGGGTCAAACTTATTATTGCCAGTGGTGTTGATTTCCCACTTGAACGACCCAGGGTATGCCGCATCAATGTTGGAAAGCGCATACCTAAAATCACGATCCTTTAGCCCATCAAACATGGCTATTTGGTCAGCATCTAGCTTGTTCCGATAATTTGACATTTGGTCTATATTGACCTGTTCCATGTCCTTCTTGCCACCAATGACTCGGCCTAGAGAACCAAATACCAGCGCATCACGGGCAGCATATTTAAGCGTGTTCTCGTCAATTCCTTGTGAGTTGATTGCGTTGTATGCAAATGTTGCCGGGGCGGCTTGAGCCGTACCCTTGGCCATACTCGCAAAACCTCGAACAAGCGGCGTAGAGTAGTCACCAAGTGTGGCTACGGCCCTACCGATGCCACCCACACTTTCGTTTGCGGCTAAACGGCGAAAAAACGGTGTTGAGCTGCTTCTTTCAAGCAATTCCTCGCTAACCGCATTGCCGAATTTTGACATTCTGCGTAGTGTCGGTACTGCGGCTATAAGCCCAACCCTAGCCCCCATATACACACCAATAGCTTGGTGAAACGGAATGGCGAGTCCAGTAGCGATTAGGGACGGTATCCTGTATCTAAGAACGCTTCTTTCAACTTTCTTTAGAAACCCATTAACAGCAGCAACCCCATTCCCAAGTTTTTCAGCACCATTTGACAAACCTTTGGTTGCACCAGATGCTACGACTCGAACAGCGTCACCCGCAGTTTTAGCTGTATCCAAACCAATTTCAAGTTGATTGGCGGTTTTGCTTACATTCTGGATGCCATCGTCAATAATGCCAAGGCGGGTTTGTACGGCTTGCGATTGAGTAGTTAGGCCATCAAGCCGCCTAGTGAGTTCCGTTGCTTTTTCTGTAGCCCCAATGCGAAGAGCATCGTCAAGCTGACCAGATATAGCCGCAGTCTCATCGGATAGTTTGGTAGCACTAGCTAAAACGCTAGTCCTAGCAGTATTAAGTTCACGCCCGTAATTAACAATTTCGATCCCCCTTTTTGCTTGGTTTGCTTTACGGACGGTTCTAATGATATTGACGCCAGCCCCAAGTCCAGCCGTAGCTAGACCTACAGCAATACCCGGTACATCCGCTGGAAGACTCGCGGCAGCGCGAACATTGTTAATGTCTTCCTCGTATTTTTTAAGACCCTGTTCTTCTCCAAGTTCAGCTACATATTGAGATTTTGCTGATTCTTGAGCTTGAAGCACCTGCTCCCCAGCACCAATTATGCTTGCGGTTTCAACCGCATCCATATCTTTTTGTGATCTTTCAATGAGGGCAAGTTTGTAGTCCCTTTTCTTATTCAACTCGTCAGCTTGTTCTTGCGGGATATTTCCCATAGACACAGCCGCATTAAGTCTTTGCTTGTCAATAAACCTAGTTAATTTTGCCCCGCTGGTTACTGCGGTTTCTAATATAGAATCAACTATCTCCGCGCTTTTGGCGGTCTGTTTGTCGTATGCCTCCCTAAGCGTTGCCGATTCTGAAACCTCTTCAATCGGATTAGCAATATCCCCAACGCCTTTAGCTATAGACGCAACACCAGCACCAAATTCTTTGAACGCTTCTGTCCATGTGCGCTCCGGTTCCGCGTCAATTCCGCTTTTTTTACGGATTGCATACAGCTCAGCCTTTTTAGGGTCAATGGCATCATCGCTCATTCCACCATCCAAATAGGCGGAAGGGTCGGTAAGATCATCTAGACTTGTGGTGAAAGCCTCACCTTTGGTGGTCATTGATCCATCCCTATTAATGAACCCTTTATCAACTAATGCTTTATATCTACGCCCCTCTGGGGTTAGCGTTTTTTCATCTTGAGCTAACCCAAGACTAATCATGTCTTGAATTGAAGATATTGGCCTAACTCCTTGTTCTCCAAACCTGGATGCAAGAAATTCGTTATTCCTTACTAGCACATCTTTTGCCAGCAATGCTTGATTTTCTTCTTTCGCCATTTTATTAGATTTTATTCCCCGGATTGAAACCCTTGAATAAACGATGCGTCATCTTCAGCTTGGCTTGATGGGCCTGTTGGGGTCGCCCCGGAATCAAGATAATTATTAGGATCTGCAAGAATTGACCTAATTTCTCCAAGATATGTAGTCCATGTTTCTTCTGGATCTGTTGTTTTAGGTCTGTTTTTGATAAGCATCAACAAGTCGGTGTTACTAACTGGTTTAAGTAAGCTTGCCGCCTCAAGGATGCTTCCTTCAATAAGCCTATTTAGCCTTTGTTGGTCTGATCTTGTTTTCCCGCTTTGAGTCCCTAAAAATGGGGCGTACTCAGCCACCCCAGTAGCAAATGCTTCACCATATCCAACAGCACTTTTGAGTGCATCAGTGGCTACACCCTTATCATCAATAAATTCAGAAATTGTATTGATTGCTATGTTTTTCGATGCCGATGCTTTTTCTTTTGCAACTTTTCTTTCTTCTGCTTTAGCTTTTTCCGTTTCCGTTGGTGGTTGTGAAACAGTTTGGACTCCAGCAAGTCCTCCAGTAGGATTGAATGAAAGTTCATATGTGCCTTCTGGCTTTAATCCAAATCTTTGGGCTTCTTCTCCACTTACTACTTTAACCGTTTTTTGTTGTTGTCCTCCACCAACTGGTCTTCCTCCAACCATCCGTCTAGGTGCTGGTTGTGGTTGTTGGTTAAGGCTAGGATCAGTAGATATTTGATTTGGCTGTCCAACTTGCGCAGTAGCCAACGATTGGTTGCGCTCAATCTGGCTTGCTATTTGTGCTTGTTGTTCTGGTGTACCCATTGCTTGTTGGGAGAGATCACCTTGACTCAGACGCTCAAGTGCCGGGATGATAGAACCTTTGGCGAAATCTCGTTCATTAAATTTTCCGTCAGATGCTCCAGGATCATTTTTTTTATGTGGAGCAATAAATGTAACTCCTTGAACGCCGTTGAAAGCATTAGCCAAAACTTGAGCGTACCCATCTGGATCGCTTTCCATAATCTTACGGGCCTCCCCATCTCCTACAAAAAATGGTTCAGTATGGAATCTACCAGGCGTTCCTCTTCCATTTTCTTTTGCCGTCCGCACTCCGCGAATTGGCCGATTAAGACCCCTATCAGCAAAAAACTTTTGAGTCAATTGGACATACCTGTTGGCGGCATTTCTTTCTTCTGGGGTAGCGTCATTTGGAATAATTATTTCAATTCCCTTGGCATCTTTGCTGGCGGCAGCGTTAAAGTCTAATGACACCTGTCTTGAACCAATTGACGATCTACCAAGTTCATCTCTAGTTTTAGTGGTAAATCCAAATACCCCATTGCTTGGCGGCTGGTTGATGTTCAATTGTGAGGCCTTGGCGATAGAATCAGAAATACCGCCAACTTGAGATGTTGGAGGTAACTCTTGAACGCCGCCAGGTTCCCCATAAATGTATTTATCTGGGTCAACGATACGAGATTTTTTGTCCGGGGTAAGCAAATCACCTTGTTTATTTTTCCAAACATCCCACTCTTTATCTTGCCCCGTATCTGGGTCGAATGCCTTGATTGTATCTCGCGTTAATTCAGATGCCTCAGCTTGAGCTTTTTGCCCATATATATTAGCTCTTTGCTGCGCTACTTCTAGGTTGGCGAGCTTAAAAGCATTTTCAGAACGCTGACGCTCTTGTTGAATGGCTCTATCTTGCGCCCCAATACCAAGGGTGAATGCGTTTGAAATACCTTGAGCAGCAGTCCTACCAAGTGCCAATGCCTCCGCAGGAGATGTATTTGGGTCGTTAATTTTGGCTTGGATTGGTGACAGGTAACTTCCGATGTCAATGCCCAAGTCTTTACCCATTTTGATTGCAGACTCAATACCAGCAGAGGTTGCTTTGATTTCAGCATCAATCTTTTTGCGCTCTTGGCGAGCTTCTCCAAAGTCCTTGATTCCTTGACCAATCATAGCACCAAGGTTCTGCATCCCCTGTGCTTGGATCTCCGCAGCCCTTGTAAAGCCAGAGTAATCCTGCACAAACATCCGTGGGTCTATGCCCTCACCAAGTCGTTGTCCTAATTGCATGCTATTTAATAGTTAAGCCATTGATTTTCCTGCAGCCCCACCTCCACCAAAAAGCGCACCAATACCCCCAGCTGCTCCAATTCCAGAAGCCAAGCCCCCACCGAGTGCGCCCAATCCACTAAACAATCCAGATGAGTATGAGGCCCGTGCTTGCTGCGTAGCTGCATTAGCGTTCAAAATATTTTGCCTGTTAGCCGCACCAAGGTTGAGGAACGCATCTGGCGAGAATAGCTGTGGCCCAACTTGTTGAGCGGATACTGGAGTACCGCCAAGCAACCCGAGTCCGGGGCTATAGAAATTCTGCCCAAGGTTGTATGCTTGAGTGCCAAGTGAGGACGCTTGACTAAGCAATCCAGACTGACGGGCTAGGCGTTGGTTTTCGATGTCTTGTGATAGCCCTGCAAGACCCATAGCACCTTGTTGCGCGATACCACCATATTGTGCGGCCTCGGCTCGGCGTTGAGCAAGGGCTTGCTCCCTGTTCATTACCTCTGCGGAAATTGCTGCATTGCCACCAATCCGTCCAGATGCTGCTGCGGCTTCTCTGGCTGCCTGCTGTGATGAGCGGAGTTGCTCTGGAGACAGGCGACCAGACCTTCCATATGCTTCTTGCGCTGCTTGAGTCTGAAGCGCAGACAAGCCGCCATATTGCTCCATCGCTTTTTGGGCAATCGGTGTAGCAGCATCTTGATACCCAGCCTGCATTTGACGAGCTTGCTCAGCAAGTCCACTTGCCGCCTGAACCTCACGGGCTTGTTCTGGGGAAAGCGATTGGAGCAGCCCACGAACTGTTCCTACATTGCGACCCATGCTGGCTAACTCAAGAGAGCGAGCAAGATCAATCTGCTCTTGATTAAGGCGAGTGAACTGAGGACGGTACTGCTGTTCAAACGCCAGAATGCTCGGTAGCGATTGCTGATAGGCAGTCAATCCAGCACGAATGTCAGCTGCGTAATCAACCTTTGGTGGGGCTACTGCTTTTGGTTTTTTTCCCATATGCGTGTTATTTAAGTTTGTTGTAAAATTCGTGCATGTCGTAGCACCTTAACCTATGGGAGTTCTTGAAGTCCCGCTGAAATGAAATGTATTGGAAGTCGTCCACAAACTTGCGTAGTGCCTTTTCCATGTTTCCCGTGCAGATTGTGACAAACAATGTGTCAGAATGTTCAAACAAGCAGGGTGTTTCTGGTGACTCAGAATCAGAGAAGTAGCACATGGAGAAAGAATCGTGATCACAAACAACAATGCCATGACACAAGTGCCATGTGAGAAGTTGTTGGAAATCAATATTATTTTCTTCATAAAGTGCTATCGTTGATTCTAGTGGGGTCATGCGGAGCGGATAAGTGCAACCGACATAAACGATCTATTTATTGGTTTTGTTACACCAGACACATGGTATACTTTTACTGTTAAGTAATCTCCTGATGTCATTTGCACAATTGTTGATAAATTACTAATATATGTATTAACTGGGGCAACAGAACCAACTGTATGTTGTACATCGTTTTTGTGAAGCCTGCAAACCAAATCGGTTGCGCCAACATTACATTCAACATCTGCTGATACAGAATAATATCCGTTAATTGGAGCTACAAATTTATAATTTGATGTATCGAAGTCAGATCCGGTGTCAAAATCAATCGCATTAAGTGGAACAAGTGTTAAAGTCGCATTTGCTACATTGAATGCTGTTGTTCTTTTAGCATATACACACGGGCCATTCCCAGCCACATTTGCACCCAGCTTGGCTTGGGTGACGCTGGCATCAGCAATCTTTGCAGTGGTTACATTAGAGTCTGCAATAGCAGCGGTAACAACGGAATTAGACGCAAGCTCATTAGAGGTAATGCCACCAGAATTTACGGCGAGTTTTCCCGGAGACACCACTTGCAAGGTAGTTCCTTGAATTGCATCGCTGGTAAATGTCGTATCATCAATGATGTTATTCATCTTAGCACTGGTAATTGTGTCAGTGCTTGTAAATGTGTAGGTTGTATTTACAACGCCCATATTATTTTTGTGATAGAATTTGTCTATTAGTGATGGAACCCGCCACTTGAATAGAGTGGATCTTAGGTGAACCGATAGTCCTTGTCAATGTGATAGTCCCAGTATAGCCACGCTGTCCACCAAGTCTGCATCGGATGCTTGCGGTTTCGGCCTCACCAGCGGTGCTAGGTGATAGGATCTGCCCACCAAGGAATGTGGTGGTAGTTCCAATGCTTTCTCCTGAGTCTGGGTCTTCGGTGGCAAACGCAATGTCATACTCGCCAGTTTCCCCAGCCAAGTTCTGCATTTGAACTTGGGCATCAGTAAACCTCTTGCGCTCAAGGGTCTTAAAGTCGTATCCACGGCTAGTCACATACGAGTTGATTGTTGGAGTAACTACGCCTGTATCTTCATTCGTAACGCTCAAACGGTCTACTGAGGAGTCGGCAGCGTCAATCTGGTGCAATCCACCATTGGCGCTAACGACATACAGGTTATTCCGCACCCCAGCACTTGCCGTAATAAAGTTCTTGATCAAAAACCTAGAATCTCCATAGGTATCCAGCGATTCCCACCCCTTGTTCAAGAAGTTGTAGATCAGAACTGCGTTATTTCCACGGGCATCATTACCTCCAGCCACAGAATCTAGCGGGACTGCGATGTAATAGCGGTTGTTAAAGTAAACTGCTACCGATTTGTCAGCAAGGTTCTTGTTGATGCGGTCGATATACGGCTGGATATTCTTGGAAAGTGGTTCCTCCGTGCCGCGAAGGTTGTAATCGTTGAGGAAGGTAAGACCGTAAATGCCCTCGTCGGCCAAGAATAGCATGTTGTTAGCCTGCATGACCACCGTCTTGCGAGCCAAGCACCCAACCTCACCAGTAAGTTCCTTGACCACGGTGTCAGACAGGCTTCCTTGGGTCTGGGCCACAAGGTGGATGCTATTACGGTTCAATACCACTAAAGCATCGTCATAAAACCCGTGCATCGCAACCACATAATCAGCAGTACCACCAGTAATACGGAACTGATTCTCGATTTGGTCAAAGGTCGTAGTGTCCAGCAGGTCGGAAACCGCGATCTCGTCGGAAATCTTCCTGCTAGTGTAGACTGGTGCGCTAAAAGTGCCAGATTGGGAGTAGTAGAACGGAACGAACAACCTGCGCTGGAAGTAGGTAGCCCAAGGCGCACCCGGCTGGTGCATAAATCCACCGCCCACGGAGAACCTACCACCAAACTCGAATATATCAGATGCAGAGGTATTGTAGTCCCCGATAGGGGCATACCATTGAATAAGCGTGGTGGTAGCATTTACCACTTGGTAGGAATTACCAAGCATGGCTTGAAAATCAGCGGTAGCTGTTGAGTAAACGATAATTACATCACCAGCAAGAATTGTCGTATTCCCGACAACTGTGGCAGAAACAAGTCCACTAACTACATCTACATCCTTGGCTTGGATGTTGAAAACCTGTGGCTGGGTGTAAGCACCACCGGGGGACAGGGTAAATCCATCAGTCATGGTGGCTACCGTGGTTACAAATGTGGTGCTAGTAGAAATCCCAGATGCCACAAAGGTAAATGAGTCCTGATCGACGATTGTTGCGACCGTGAATGTTCCATTAGGAGGAGTGCCACTAGTAAGCCCAGCGATAACCACGGATGACCCAGCCGTAAGTCCGTGTTCACGCACTCTCATTGTCACCACGGTATTTGGACTAGCGGTCGCGTTGGATGACGCAGAAAGAATAGCCCTTCCATTAGGATACCACTCAAGAGCTTGTTGCCCATCCCGCATGATCATCACCTTGTCGAAGCACTGCAACATATCGCAGTTACTCCCAACGGTGGCTCCCACAGGATACGGAATAGTCGTTGCCGTGTAGGGTGTCGTAGAAAGGTCGATCTTCTTCGCCAGAGTCTCCAGCGCAACAATGATGTATTCCTTGTTAGATTCGTTAGGGTCAGAGAACATGCAGGATGCCAACACATCGCTGGCGGCGGCATCGTTAATGTCGATCTGTGTAATCCTTGGAGTCGCTCCTAGTGCCACGGCAGTCACGCCAGTAACAGGAAAGGTCAATGTGTCCACGGTAGCAGCAGTCACAGCTTTAACCCCATTGTTGTTCGTGCCCGTAAAGGTAATGCCGCTAACCGTAAGGTTGCCAGCCTCCCCAATAGTCAAACCATGTCCAGCCACGGTGATAGTTACCACATCAGCGGAATACGACACAGCGGTAATCGCTAAGTAGAATGGGCTTGGAAGGATGTGGAACGGAAGGTTCAACGGAGTGCCTCCAGTAGTCAGCACAGGGCTAACAGACACCACGCTCTTGCGCGGCCTCCAGAAACCCTCCATGCGCCCATTAAGGCTCTCCCTTACCTCACCCGCCTCCAACTGGTTAAGCTGCAATCTCTGGTTTACACCAAAGAATCCACGATCACCATCGGCGGCAATCGAGTCGTCTAACCCACCAGTGGATCGGAACTGCGACATTAGGCGCGGTAACCAATAACAACACCAGATGTCACGGTAAAGCTGTTGATTGTACCACCAAGGCCGAACCCAGCAGGGATCGTAATGGTGATCAACTTGGAACCAGAATCCGTAAGGTTAGGCGCAGAGATTGCACTCAACACCGTGTCGTTCACAAACTGAACCCAACGGAACGGGCCTACAGCACTGCCACCAGCGTTGTACACTTGTCCACCGCCTTGACCCTGAAGATCGTATGAATCGCCTCTAGGCATAATATAAATAAGTTTCTAAGCGCAAGTCCATCTCGCGCTCACACAACCAATTACCACAATCCCACACATAATGTCAACCATAAACACAAATGTTACCTATCTAGCACATTTAAGCACAATACACTAGACCTATCCCCAAATAACCCCGAACGGGAACTGCCCCACTAACAACGAATCACACCAACAATCTCCAATAGTAGGTAACTGCCCCCTTTGCAAAATTTTAAATCTGGCGGGTCATGGATAGGAATTGTTACAAGTTGTAAAGTCGCGATCCCCTCCCCCCGTCATACCTTAGCGTGGCACTAATGATTTGTCCTGGTGTTCATGCGAACATGTTCATGCGTGCAATGCCGGCAATGTAAACGGTCGTTTGAATCGTGAGCTTGAATCACGCGCTGGGCTGGAGAGTGTGCCTTGCCTTGCTCCGTGGAACATTCCGTGGAACATTTGTAGCTGTGCCAATGGCCGTCGACTTGTGTTTCACGCTAACCTTGTGGAACATTGCCTTGATGTACGCTATGGGTTGATGCCATGCCTTGAGTTGACCTTGCTTGTCTACATATAGCGTCATTTACCTTAACGCAATTTAGTTGCAGTATGGATTTTTCCTTGACGGATTTCGTGGCTTGTGTAAAATCACTGCGTGTTCAGTAAGCCAAAGCGCACCCGACCATAGGAGGGTCTGCGACGCGTCAAGTTGATGCTTTGTTATAAGCTCAAGCGCGGTGATTGATTCTTTCAAGTGAGGGAATGGATTCCATAGCGTGCTATCCTATTCCCTTTGCTTCTTCTTATTCTCTCCGCTTTACTTCATCACCCTACCTTTTAGGGGATAGCTAGACGCTCCGAAGCTTGGTTCCCTAGTGGTTTGGTTGTCCTAGTGGTTGAAAGTTGACGCTGGCCGTGGGATTTGTTCCTTGCTTGTGATTGCGTGGAATGCCTTGTTTTTAAGGGTTTGGTGAGTTGGCAAGCATAAAGTTGAAATATATTTTTGAGACATTGGCAAATTTTATTGGCAATCTTTCCGCCATGCCATAGGTTGCACGTGTTGCCGGCAACGGTGGCATTCAATCCAACCTTAAATAACAATGGAACCAACGCAAAAAATTGAAAAGGCAAGTGGCTACGTGCTGCACCGTGGAAACGTTAATGGTCAGCCATACGTGGCAATTGTGACGTTAGAGACCGAGAACCGGAAAACCGGAGACATGGCGCAAATCTGGTTTTTACTCGAGAACATGCACCCGGTTGAAACGGTGGCAAGTAAGATCGACGCATCAACCGTTTGCAAGGGCTGCCCGTTTGCTAGTGGCAATGGCTGTTACGTGAACGTAGGGCAAGGCCCGGCTGCTATCTGGAAAAAATTTAAGCGCGGTGGATACCCGGATTTGCACCCGTTTCAATACCCTCAGGCATTCGCCGGTCGCAAGGTTCGGTTTGGAGCCTATGGCAATCCAACGTTGCTACCCTTGGCCAAGGTAAAGGCTATAGCTTCACTGTCTAACGGGTGGACGGGGTATTTCCATGATTGGAAAGAAAACCCACTTGCTCACGGGTATGCAGCCTATTTCATGGCATCGACGGAAACGGAGAGTAGCTTGCGCCTAGCCTCGAGCCTAGGTTTTCGCACGTTTCACGTATCGCCTGAAAAGCCGGCTGACGCTATCGAATGCCTGAGTGATTCCAAAGGGTTGACATGCGCGCAATGCAAACTGTGCGCCGGCCTTAGCAAGCAGCGTCAACCCTCAGTGTGGATCAACCCGCACGGTGCCAAAAAATCACGGGCTGTTGCTGCTGCTATGTCCTAATCCCTAACCTAATTCCAACCTAATTCCAGAAAATCGATGAAAAAACAAGACACACTCAGACAGTGGAAAGAACTCCCGGAAAATCTTCCTATCATGCCACACTTCCGCGCTATCCCATACAAGGCCACCGGCTCTAAATACGGTGCGTGCGGTATTCGAATCGATGGCAGCCCGGAGTTCGTCGACGCAGTGCTTTCCAGATTGAAAGATTTGATCGACGGCGAAAACCACCTAACTCGTCTAGGTTTGGCGCGTAATAAAGTAGACGGCGGTTCGCTTGGCAAGTCATTTTCCAATCAGGAAACCGGGGCTGAGTGCTGCTATATCCGCCTGCATGAACGGGGACACGAGGGAAAAATTGCCTCAGCCGTATTTGATAAGCACCTAGCCGGATCGACCAATCGTTACATGGGAAGGAGGAGCGCGTGAAGGGCTATCTGCTATTTTTCGTCCTTGTGGCTTTGCTTTGCCTTGCTGTAGCAGTGACTAGTGGCTGCCTGGGCGGCATGTCCGATCTCGATGCCTTCCGCATGTCAGCTGAACCGTTCAGAAAATAACGTTATGGCTAAAAAGCAACTCACCAAAGCACGCAAGCGCATTGCGGAACTTGAACTTGTTTTGCAGATCACCTCGCGGAGATTGGAGAGGTATAAGCAACTCGAGGCATCTACGGAAACAAACAAACCCATCACACTTAACCGGCGCGTCATGTGCCAGTACTTTACACATAACTTCGACATTTAAACAAAACAAAACAAATCATGAGAACGTACACCAGCGACCCTAGATGGATTAATGCTAAATTTGACTCAATCACAAAAACCGGAGAAAAAATAAGGCGAGGCGACCTTGTGCTTTACTTCCCGGTTGACAAGTCAATCATGACAGGCGAAGCAGCAAAGCAGGCATGGCGCGACTTCGAGGCAGCAGCGATGGACGATCACTTCATGTCAGGCCGCATGCATTAAAAAACCACCAGATCGAAACGGCGCGAGCCGTCCACGGGTTTCTCCCGTGCTGATGAGATCAAAACAAACCACGAAAAAACAATGAAAACAGACACACACACACACACGCCTGGCCCTTGGTATCCCGTCACACTCGATGCCAGCCCTGATCACGCATGGGCAATCGACAGCGAGCTTGTGGAAATCGCTAGGCTCTCGGAATGGCCCGACAATCAAACCGAAGCCGAAGCGAATGCCCGCCTAATCGCTGCCGCGCCCGACTTGCTCGCTGCGTTGGAGTCCCTAGCCGTTGGACTGTCACCCGCAAGCGTGGAAATACAGCGGGAAAATCTGGCCGATCTTTGCCGCGTATGCCGTGAAATAGCAGAATCGGCCATTTCCAAGGCGAAAGGGGGACTGCATAACTAATTCATGGATCATCATCGACAAGCGGACGGGAAAGGCCGTGGCGGAAATTTACGATCCGCGCAAGGTTGCACTATTGAAACCCGACTTTCACGCCGTGCCCGTGGAAACCTACTTGCAAAGCATAAACGGGAAAGGGGGTAAGCCATGATGCCACAATGGAAAGCGCAAGCCCTTGCCCTTATCACGGGGGCAGGGGTGTCCACGGATGATGCGCCCTGGGTGCTTGAATGCATCCAAAAAGCGGCGGAGGAAATCGACCACCACGAAGACCACGAAATGTTTCCGTTGCTCATGGAATACCACGCAAACGACAAGGCCGCGCTTTGCAACATCGACGCTGAAACCTATGCTGATGTCTTGGCATGCCTTGGCATCGACTTGCACCGATTGGAAACCCTATGGGGGCGAAAACATATCGACCCGCCGGCTGACGATGTCGACTGGTCGCTTGAATAAACCACAAACAAACGAAACGAAAACGAAACCATGAAAATAACATCTAAAAAATTAGACAGCAGAAGCCGCTCATACATCATAGAAAGCCCGTTTTACGGGGAGCGCGTCAACATCATAACCGACAAGGGCATTCACATGAAACACTGTATCCTTATGATCGGGTGCAATGGAATCCAAATTGAACGCAGAGAGTTTGCCAAACTACTTTGGACAAGCCGAAGGTTGGAAAGGGGGGCAGCATGAAAAAGCAAGCAATCCTGGCGGCGGCTATATTCGGTCACCTGTTCCTTTTCCTTTTCGTCGACTCGCTCTTCGAAGCCCCGACAAAGTGGAAAATGTGGGCATTCTACGGCTCTTCCCTGCTATCCGTGGCAGTCTGGGGGGCGTACGTGATCCATGAGGACGACAACAACCCGAAAGGGGGCGCGGCATGAAGGTAAATTGGAAACTCTACGAGGACACAGAAGCCGACAAGTTCGCGTTTTTGGTTCGCATTGTGGCTGATGTCTTTGCCGTCACGCCCGAACAGATCCTTTGCCGCTCACGATTTGCGCGGTGGGTTGAGCCAAGGCAACTTGTGGCCACAATCTGGAGCGAAAACCACTCATTGCAGGAAACAGGCTACCGGCTCGACCGGCATCATGGCGCGGTAATGCATGCACGGGAGCGGGTGCGCTTCTTGATCGAGCACGACGACCGATTCGCAGACAAAGTGCGCGAGTGCCTCCAACGCCTAATAAACGAAGCCCCTATGGAAGAAGAAACCCCAAAAGAAAAAATAGCATGATTAGATTATTTAGCTTGCATGAGATGGCAGATGATTTGAAGCTGCCTCCAGCCGTTGTCGCCCTATGGGCCGCAGATGGCTACATTCCACATGTAATGAGGGAAGGAATGCCCTTATTCGACCCCGTTGCGGTGGGGACGCACATCGCAAAACAACTAAACGAACTAAACAAAATCGACGATGGAAACACAACAGACACAACCACAAACTGAAGCGATTGCGGCGCACGAACCGCAAAACACGGGCATTCTGGCGCAAGTCGCGGCTGAAACACAAGCATTCGAGCTTGTGCAACGGCAAGCGATGATGCTCTCAAAGTCAACCCTAGTTCCCAAGGACTTTGCTGGCAATGTAGCAAACTGCGCGATTGCCTTGAATGTGGCAAAACGCACAAGGCTCGACCCTCTGATGGTCTGCCAGAATCTGGCGATCATTCACGGGAGGCCGTCATGGTCTGCCACCGCGCTGATCGGCATGGTAAACGCAAGCGGGAAGTTCTCGCCCCTGCGCTTCGTGTTCGACTCCGACGAAACTCCAACATGGTGCTACGCCGTGGCACGGGACATGGCAACGGGTGAGGAACTCAAGGGCGAGCGCATCACGCTGGAGATGGCCAAGAAAGAAGGCTGGTCAACAAAGAACGGAAGCAAGTGGCTTACGATGCCTGGTCAGATGTTGCGCTATCGTGCCGCTTCATTCTGGAGCCGTGCCTACGCCTCTGATATGTCGCTGGGCATGTACACGCAGGACGAGGTGCGAGACTTTGCAGAACCGCCGCGCAATGTGACCCCGAGGGCGAACCCATTCGTGGCTGAACCAGAACCCGAGCCAGAACCCGTTGAGGTTGTCGAGGCGCAGGTTGTCGAGGACAAGCCCAAGGGGAACACGAAACCCCACGCTGACAAGATCGCAGAAGCGTTTCAGAACATGGCCAAGGAGGTAGAACCATGAGTGAGCTAGTCTACAACCTAGGGCGCAAGTATTACGAGGGGGGCGCAAGCCCCTCCAACTTGGGCGGATATGTCTCCAAATCGATGCTCTGGGACTTCGATCAAAGTCCATGGAAATGGTTCCACAGCGGCCCGAAGGAGACAACGCCGGCGATGGAGTTTGGAAGCCTTGTGCATTGCCTTGCTCTCACGCCCACCGAGTACGCCGAAACCTATGCCGTGAGCGAATACGACTCATTCCGTACCAAAGCGGCACAGGAATGGCGGGATTCGATGGTGGCACAGGGTAAGGTCTGCATCACGCAATCCCAACTCAACGCCGCAAACGAATGCGCGGAGTCGATCCTCAATGACCTTGACCTTCAGCCGCTATTTGTCTCTGGCTACAAGACCGAGGTTGCAGTCTACTCGCAGATCGGGGAAACCAAGGTGCGCGGGATGATTGACCTAGTGCCACAGGCAGGGGATGACTTGGTGGACATCAAGACAACCTCCAGCATCGGCAAGGCTGACGACCTAGCGTCCCTTGTGGTGCGCCGAGGCTACCATTGGCAAGCCGCCCTCTACCTCGACCTGTTCAACGCCGCCACGGGGCTGGAGCGCACGAATTTTGTGCTTGCCTTTGTCGAAACATCTGCGCCTTATGAAACCGCAATCGTCAACCTGTCCGGTGATTTCATCGAACAAGGGAGAATCGGGTACATGAACGCCATAGCCAAATACCAGAAATGCGTCTCGGAGAAGTATTTCCCCAAGGCAGTTGAAGGAATCCAAGAACTCTCATTCCCCAAGTGGGCAATCAAATAACAATACGCCATGAAGCAAACAATAGACATTAGCCTGGACACAACGAAGATCGATAAGACAGCTCTCTACGAGTCACCGAAGAACGGGAAGAAATACCTCTCCGTCACGGTTCTGATTCGTGAAGAGAAGGACAAGTACGGATACGATGGTTTCGTAGTCCAGAAGATCAGCAAGGAGCGCAAAGCCACAGGAGAGAAAGGCCCGATCCTCGGCAACTGCAAGATTGTTGACTGGGAGGCACAGAAGCCAAGCGTAATCAAGGCAACTCTTCATCCAGACAAGTGGGATGATGATGATAGCGATAGCATACCCTTCTGAGTTCCTTTTTGATGGGTGATAAGTTGAGCGATGACAAGTGTTCTCATATCCCCTTGGCCCGAGGGTTCATCGCAGGGCAAACCACTTTCCGATAATACTTATGATTGAAATGTTGACACCAATGGAGGCGCAGAAGCTGGGTCATGTCCCTCTTACTCGCCCGTACAGAGAAGACTACGAACACGAAATGAGATGGCTTCGCACCGTCCTGCGTGACATGAGGGGATGCAATTTCTCCCTTGTTGATACTGGCAGAGGGCTTGAAGTCTGGAGACACAAAAAAGAACTAAACACGATCAAAGAATAACATTATGAAACTAAAACAAATCTACAAACCAGTTCGCGCCATTGGCAGCGATCCGCATTTAACCGTGTCCCTCATGTCTGCCTTGGCATCGCCCAAGCATCGCAGGAGCGGACTAATGGAAGCTCTCAAACGCCTAGCCAAGAACTATGGAGTTGCTATTTAACGACCTACCAGAAGAGCTTTCACCTCGCCTCAAGTGGCAGGAGAAGAAGGGAATCAAAACAATGCGCCGCGACGATGGGAAATGGGTGGCGTACAAGACTGAAACCCGCTTCAACAACTCCGACGAGACAGAGGTGGATGCTGTGATAGGACTAGCAAAGAAGTTGAAACTGAAATTGTGGAATGAGTAGAATCACCATAGGAATTGATGTCGGCGCAAGTGGCGCAATCGCATGGATTGACGAGCGAGGGAAGTCTTGCGTCGAGAAGATGCCAGACACCTTGCAGGACTTGTGGGAGCTTATTCGCGACATTACCAACTTCCCAAGGTCAGCGATTGACGGGCGCAAGTACAAGGCGTACATCGAGCAAGTGTCCTCCAGTCCGCAGATGGGCGTGGTATCAGCGTTCAGCTTTGGCCGAGGCTACGGCAACCTAGAGATGGCACTTACAGCCGCAGGGATACCATTCGAGCGTGTGCGCCCACAAGTATGGCAGAAGGCTATGGGTTGCATGACGAAGGGGGACAAGAACATTTCCAAGGCGAAGGCCCAAGAGCTATTCCCAGACAAGAAGGTTATTCACGCTACGGCGGACGCATTACTCATAGCACTATACGGAACCAAGCAGTAAAACAACATGCCACTAAACGCAGACAGCTGGGAAGTTATAGGGACATCCAAACCAAAGATGATGGTAATGCCGTCAAATTCATCTGGACTCGCGGTTGGGCGGCTTGTAGGAATGTTTCCAAGTCGGCTCGGTTGGCTAATATCACCAGATGGTTGGAGACAACCACCATCCTGGATGCCATACGCCCTTGACAACGGGGCATTCGGGGCATGGAAGAACAAGACCGAGTGGGACGAAGGGGCGTTCATGTCATTGCTAGAGAGGGCTAGAAAAAGCCATTATCCACTTTGGGTTGTGGTTCCCGATGTAGTGACAAATCGAGAGGCCACCATTGAGAAGTGGGCTGAATGGGTTCCAAAAATCAAGTCGGTGCTTCCGCATACCGATCTTGCATTTGCCGTTCAAGACGGGATGACCAAGGAGGACGTGCCATCTGATGCCGATGTTGTTTTTGTCGGTGGGTCTACGGAATGGAAGTGGAGGAACCTGCGAGAGTGGACGGACAACTTCAAGAGAGTCCATGTTGCTAGGGTTAACTCCGAAAGATTGCTATGGATGGCCGATGACGCTGGAGCCGTATCGTGTGACGGGACTGGTTGGATGAGGGGCGGAGAAGAAAGGCTAGTCGAGCTTGAACACTACTTAAATATTTCAAACGGAAGAGGAAGAAAACAAATGATAATGGAGGCTATACTATGAAAATTGTAATTGGATTCTTGATTTGCCTTGCTATAGGCATTGCTTGCAAAAGGTTCGGGATACCACTCCCAGGCCCGATATCCTTCGTCGGGGTAGCAATGATCGCCGCTTTATGGTTTGGATACACCATTTCATAGCACTATACGGAACAAAACAATGAAAGAGAACTACATACCCGGACAAGGCTGCGAATGTCACGCCCACAGCGAGGCAGAATGCGGATGCGATGTGGACTGGACACCGAGGGAGGTCTACGAGCTACGCGAGCAGCGCGACAGGCTACTTGAGGAACGCGAGCAATGGAGGATGTCCTCCGTGTGCCGAGAACTACGCGAGCAACGCGACAGGCTGGCGGAGGCTTTGCGGCATCTCATGACGCACGGCGGTCATTATCAACCAATTCTACGAGACACAGTTGCCAACATCGCCAGAGAAGCACTCGCCGCAGTGAAAGGATGAAGCCATGATCATTGACGGAATGACGATGGGCCACAGGAATAAGTATCTAGAAAACATGAAGAAGTATCAAGAGATTGAGAACCTCATCGCAGACATCTGGTATCAGAATCCAAGGTGGCCATCGACATTCTCCGTATGCTGCAATGGATGCGGCAATCAAGCACGGGGCGGCAGGGAATGTATCTATTGCCTAGAAAGTGAACTTTCCAAGTTGACATCGCAGGAGGATGCTAGATCCTTCGTGAGCGCAGTCAGACAGGTCTTAACGGCAGAGGAATCCTTGAGAGAGCATTCTAAACCGTTCTGAAACAACAAACAACAATAAAGCCATGAAACCGAGAATGTATAACATCATCAGAGAATGCATCGAAAACGGGATTCGTTATGGGATTCGACGCGCCCATAAACACACCGACGAACCATCCGAGGACTTGCTGGAAAGCGAGATTCACTCGGCAATTATGACGGAACTTGATGACAAGTTCGAGTTTGAAGTACCAAGACTAGACTAATACTATGAGCGTATCACACAAACTAGAATCATGGCTCCTCAAGGGGAAGACCATCACCGCCCTGCAAGCCCTTAACAAATGGGGATGTATGAGGCTATCGGCACGGATCAACGAGCTTCGCAATGCGGGGTTCCCGATCCTTACGGACAGCGTAAAGCAAAACGGCAAGATCTTTGCTCGCTATCGTCTTGCCGCCTGAAACAATCGGGTATGCCGGTAGCCTAGTTCATTGTCGCTGCACCACCCAGCGACCGGCAAGGTGGAACCTTTAACAACTATGAAAACGATAACATCAAGGATAACAGTATTACCAAAAGGCGAACCAATCTTCAGCTATCAAGCTACTGAAATCAGCATTGTGGATGAAGCGGCTGGGCCATTTATTGAGATAAAGCAATTTCCTGAAGTGGGGGATGAGCAATCCATTAAGTTCAATGTTGAGGAATGGCCATTCGTTGAGAACGCCATTGATAAGATCATCCAGGAAATCGAGAAGCTGGAGGAGAAGCTATGAAAACAGAAAAAGCAATCCAAGTCCTGCGTGATTATAACCTGTGGCGCAAGGGCAATGAGGACATGGATCAACCAGACCCACGGGAAATCGGAGAAGCTATCGACGATGTGCTGATGGCCATTGGCGACATGGAGGAGGAAGCCAAACTCCATCGTGGGGCTATCACAGGCTGGGAGGACAGGTGGAAGTGCGCGGTGGAACTAGCGGACAAGATCCAAGTCGAACGCGACGAGGTTCGTGCAGATTTAGAATTTCGGCGTGACCTTTTCAAACTCCAAGAGCGGCAGCTCAATGATGTGAGGAACGAACTCGACGAGGAACGCAAGGAAGGGGAAGAGCAAGCTAGGCTCCTCGGCATGAGCGCGGAGCGTGAGGCCAAGCTAATTGCAGAGCGCGACCTATGGAGAGCAAAAGCCCAACGCTGGGAGGCGAAGGTCATAGACTTGGGTGTTCAGATTGATCTAGAGATCCAACGCCTACAATGGCGACAAGACAACCTAGATCGCGGCATCAAGGAGCTAAAGAGTGGCTATTGAATTTCCCGTAGAATCTGATACAATTTATACATATGG